ACCCTCTCCAGATGGTAAAGTACTCGCGCAGGGATATACATAAGTTTTTGAGCGCGAGCTGGGTGTGTGCGTGGGAGTGCTGGGACACTTGGGTGCCGTCAACACACAGGTATTGTTTCCTATCGCGTGGGCTTCGGCACCTACCCCGCTACTAGAAAGATTCCCCCGTAATAGCACAACTGGTATTCAGAGCAACAGCTAAGAGCGACATTCGAACCGTTTAAGGGATGACAGCTCCGCCTTCTGGTTGGTGAAATTTACCCAGCCATGTTTTAAAGGGACAGACTAGCACCACGGGATCACCGCGATATTCCCTCTCACTGCTGTGGCTGGTATCGTGTTTTTCAGAGTACTACATTACTCGCACCGCCCGCCGGTTCCGAAGTACGCCAAGTCCCCCACTCGGTCTTAGACAACGTTACTGCCGCACCGTATGTCGCATCAGCAAAATCTGGGTTAACACGCCTCACGACGTGAACTGTCTAAAACCATCAAGGACCGCGCCAATGTTGGATCCACCGGAACGGATTGTAGCACGCGACCAAGAGTATGCATGGCTTCGGAAGTGCATGATCCAATTCCTTCCTACACCATGTAGTGACTCAAGGCCTATCGCCTCCTCCTAATTGCACGGCCAACACCATGTCTCGGGGAAACCAAGAGTGGAAACCCCAACACGCCACGCATTGCACTAGTTTGTTAACTATGGGATGCCTAGTGCCACATTGCAACCCCTGCACGTATTATCTACCGCAACCACAGATACGTGCCATCGCCGCTAACGGCGTCTGTGGTGTCCACCTCAGGCCTCTTCAACCCGGCCATGCGCTCAGGAACGCTCCTCTCATAAGCCAACTGTTCCTGAGTGCTGATCCCAAAGCCCAAAGCGACGTGCGCTCGCGTCAGCGGGTGGACCTCTGCTTCATTGCCCACTTGGGACTCCGCAGCTGACAGGATCTCGTCAGTCAGGCGCACCCCATTCAACCAGCGTTCTTCCTCCCCATAGAATCTCTTGCTAGTCAAACGGGCCGCATGCCTGGCTAAAACCCCCACCATGGGCAGTTTAGACGAGACAGAGAGCTCACACACTCCGCAGCCAGATAGGAACTCCTCATACTTCCACATCGGCCACGAGGCATACTTTGAGCTCACCCCGAAACATGCAACTGCCCTCCATGGCAGCCTGCACATTGTCCATCCGTCCGGCGTCCAAACCGGCCTAGAACGACAAAATTCAACGTCCCAGAAGTTGCCCGCCGCCACATTGGCAACACTTCCGGTAAGCGTGAACCCTACGTCCGCAGCCAACCCAGAAACCAGACCGAAGTCCAGTTCACCCTCCTCGCAGAACAACAAAGCGTCATCCCCATCACAAAGGAGGTCCCACTTCCTGAGACCCACCCGGCGAAAGACGCTCGCGAAGACTAGGCAGTTCAAGATAGAATTACCGATACCCGTATCAACATCACCTGACATACGGTTACCAACTACCTTGTACTTGTGCCCATGCCCAGTACGCCCCTTGTTCACCAACTGCCAGCTCAGCAACCTTTCAAAGTCGCCTCCACGCATCGCACACAAGTACAATTTGTGGACCAACTCCAAATGCCACTTAGCCACAGAAGCGTCAAAACTTGAAGCATCGACGGACACCACACTGGGCCGTCGGAACGCGCTAGCTTTCCGCATAATAAGAGCCGCCCTCTCCCGGGCGTTCAGGCCCTTAGCGAACACACGCGTACGAACCAGGCCACGGCGCGGTCCCTTCCAAACCATGAGAGCATGCTC